CCTTCAGCATTTGAGCGCGTGAAATCGCCATTACTCAGACTCCTTATACGCCGGTGGTGTTGTCGTACTGATGCCCGGCATTGAATTTGCACAGGACATCGGTGTACGCATCACCGACTGCGCTATCGGGACCATCGACAAAGCCGAGAATCCGGACAGGCAGCGTGTTGGTGGTTGCAATGGTGGACGCATCGACAGCGTTTTTGCTGTTGCCGATGGACGTCGAACCGGCGGTTTGAACAACAGCCGCGTTGTTCCCGAGAGCAGTCTGAGCGAGCGTGTCGTCAGCTTGCATCTGGAAAACAACAGACGGGTCGTCGATCACATAGGCAACTGCATCAGATGCCACGGTGCTCGCCGGCCAGTATTGGCTGTAGGTCGGCTGCTTGCTGTTGGGGTCGGTGTAGAAGCACCCAACGAAGATGCCGACAGGGGTCATCGAGGTCGTACCGGTGTCTTTTTCGACAGTGCCGGTGTTAACCAGCTTGACGAAATCACCGTAGAAGATCGCGGTGCCGTAACCGGAAGCAATGCTGATCTGGCGGATTTTGTTAACAAAACCTGCACCAGCCAGCGTATCAACCGGACGGGCACCATACGGAGCGGCAGTGGTCGCCATTTTTTAAAACTCCTATACGGTCAAGAATCCCCGCGACTAACGCGGGGGCCAAAAGAGGTTTCGGTACGCCGCTCCGGCTTATGGAGGGGCATCCGGGGGTCTCCTTGACGCATGTAGTCTTGATCCACGGAGGAAAGCTGCCGTTCTGCGACATTGGTGTAATGCTGCTCACGCTGCCGCATCACGTTCTCGGGGCACTTGCAGAGCAAGAGGCCGCCGATTTCGATTCCGTCTGGGTAACGGCTATCAAGATCGCTCGTCGCATGAAGCTCCGGGTGATCTGCACCGTTGACCGGACGCCAGCCTTCTCTAAACTTTTTGGACACGTTCGAATTGTCCGAGTTTCCGCGAGCAGAAGTACGAATCCACCGGAATACCCACCCATCCTGAGGGTCGGGGACCGGCAGCATACCCTGCGGGACCCATTTGTCTGGAGTGCGCGCCTGCTCTTGTCGAGTGTCGCGGGTACGGGGTGTGCGCTCGCTAGTCATCGCTGGGCGTCCTTTAGCATTTGCTTCGCGTATTGCTCGTTCGTCAGACCGAGCCGTTTGGCGATAGCGGCTTGTGTGCGCGTCAAAGTTACCTTCTTGGGACGGCTGCCGTTGTTCCGACTGCTCGGCGCAACAGGAGGCGTCTGCGCTCGACGAGAGACCTGACGCGGTTGGTCATCTTCGTCTGCGATATCTACCTGCTCCCCGAAGTATTCCGGGAAGCGTTTATGCATCTCGGCATCAATTGTCTCATAGTATTGATCAGAAGTGGGGTCAACACCACCCTGAACCAATTTCTGATGGATGCCGTAGGCCGTGGCCGTCATGTCCGGATGCTGTGGCGAGTTGAACCAGCCCTTGTTCCGGTCAGCCCAGTCCTGTGCTCGGGGGTCAGGCCTGCGAACCTGAGGCCGCTGAGGCTGCTGATACTGCTGAGGGGTCTGGGGCTGGGGCCGGGCTTGGAGCTGACGCTCATACCCATCGGCTTCCCGGAGTTCGAATTGCGCCCGGGCAAGTACGTCCTGAGCATCCAAGATTTTGTCCGGGTCACCGGCCTCATAGGCTTGGCGATACCGGCTCTTGGCGCTCTCTAGGGCCATCTGGGCGCGTTGCTTGATCTCCGCTACCAGAGCAGCCTGACCGCGCTGAATGAGCTGGTCGCGCTCCCCAAGCTGGCTTTGGACGTGCTGGGCCACCCGGAGCGCTTCATCCCGCTCGCGCTCGATCTGCTCACGGCGACGCGCCTCTTCACGGCGCTCGTAGGTCAGCTTCTTGATGCGCTTCTGAACTCTCTCGGAGTAATTCTCGAGGTCGTCATCGTCGTAGCCTTCCGGATCGTCGTTCGCCTCGCCCTTGGGCTCCTCGGGCTTGGTCTCGTCATCGATGACCTCAAGCTCAAAGTCCGGCTCCGATGATGCCTTGCCCTTGGAGAATTGAACCTCCTGAGGGGTGGCCATGTCGTCGCGATCGAAATCCTGTGCTTCGCTCATAACTTAACAATCCCCCGGGGGTCTTCGACCACCGCCTCGACAGAGTCATCGTTGATCAAACGGAACTCTTTCCCGTGAACCTTGAACCGGGTGCCGGAGTAGGAGCGCATCATTACCCAGTCGCCTTCTTTGCAGTAGGCGCCCGAGGGGAAGCGCTTCTCGTCCTTGTAGGAATCCGGGCCCAGCTTTAGAACGAAGCCGATAATCGAGCCGACCTCTTCCTCGTCCATGGTGGACTTGGCTTTCACAAGGCCTGATTCGAATTTTTCGTCAGGGTTCGGGAGTGCGATAAGGATTTTGTACCCCTTAGGGTCAGGCAGTTGAGCAGCATTGCGCGGCTCTTCCTGTTGTGCTTCCGCCATGTTTTTCACCTGCGCGGATACGCCCCGCGTTGCGCTAGTCCTCGTCGGACTCTTCGTAATGCTTTTTGAGGGCCAAGATGTGATTCTCAGCCATCGCCAAGCCGTGCAGCTTGCCTATGCTGTACTTGTACTCCTCGAAGGTCCGAGGAGAGCCGTCAGCAATAGCTTGCTGTAAGTCATTTTTATCATCCGTAATGCGTTTAATCAACACATCATAGACAGTTATATTAGCCATTCCGCCCCTCTAGGTCCTTCGCGATCTGCTGGCCAAGCTTCGCCCCAGCAATTTTCTCGTCTGAATTGAGCCTGAGCTGCTCAATCTCAACGTCCGCAAGAAGCTCTGCGGCCTTGAGCCTCTGGTCGTTGGTCGCCTTGCGCTCTTGGTAAGCAATGCGCTCGCGCTCAAGCTGGGAGCGCTCCTGAGCCTTCCGGCGATCCTGTTCGATCTTGGCCATCTTCGCTTGGAAGTCAGACTGCACCCTTTGTTCCTCTATCTGCAGCTCGCGCTCACGCTGCTTGAAGATCGGGTCTTCCATCTGCTCTTGGATGCGCTGTTGCTCCGCTTCCGCTTGATCCTTGCCGAGGAGCTGCTCTGCAGCCGGCGCCACAAGCTGAGAAAGGCGGAACTCGATGTCCTCGGGCAGTGCTTCCTGCGGGTCCGGTAGCTCCACCCCGAGCTGCTTTTCGATCTCCCGACGGTACTGGAAGGCAACGTGCTCGGCGATGTGCGCCTGCATGGCCGCCTGCAGAGCCTGAGCGTTCGGCGTCTGCGCCAATAGCTGGAGAATTTTCGGGTCCTGCGACATCGACATGTGGGTCTTGATGTGTGCTTCGTGGTCTTGGTACATGAAGGCCTTCACCGGCTTGCTGGTGAGGATGTTCATGTTCTCGGAGACCGGGTCCGTTGGCTTGATATCGCCCTTCAGCGGCACCAGCTCTTCAGCATCCGGAATCTCGAGCGCCTCCAGCATCTGCCGGTGGAGGAGCGGGAGGTCATAAAGCTGAGGCGCCTGCTGAGCAAGCTGGAGCGCGGCCTGATGCTGCATGATCCGCTGAGCCATGGTGCCCGAGTTCGGGTTCGATACCGGGATCACGTCGATCCGGTCGTCGAAATCGGCAGGATCGATCTCCCCATTGGGGTACGGAGTCGGGCCATAGTCCCGGAGAACCGAGACCAGCATCTTGAACTCTTGCTTCTGTGCGGCATGGAGCCGGGCCTGTAGCGCCGTCACCACCTTTAGGGAGCGCTCAAGGAGGGCCAAGGTCGTACCGACCGGCGCCTCGGTGTTCATATCGGAAGCTTTCATATCTGCTTGCGAGGCGAAACGCTTGCCTTCTGCAACGATATCGTTGAGCAACTGATAGAGAACCTGAGAGGGCTCCTTGTACGGGAGCGGCAGGATGTTGTCCCGGATCGCGCCGGCCGCAACAGACACGTCCCGGAATTCTCCGGGCGCGATGGGAGTGTTGTCTCCGTCGATGCGCAGACCTTTGGTCTTCAGGCCGCCCGGGAGGTTCGCGAGGGTGCCCGCGTCAACGAGCTGGCGCATGAGAGAGGTGGAGGATTCCGCCATACCACCAATGAGGTGAATGAGGCCGAAGCCATAGAACCCGAGCGCCGGGATGTAAATGAAGTGCGCGTAGTGCTGGCGGCGCTTCTTCAGGGGGTCGTCCGCGTACCAGTTGCGCCGGATCGATAGGACGGTGCCCGAGGAGTAATCGATGGACACCACATAGGGAAGAGCGATGCCGGTCTCTTCCCCGTCGTGGGTGTCTTCGAAGCCGGGGAGGTCCAGATCGGCCAGAATCTCGAGGATCGTGTGCCGATTGTCGTTCTCGATGGAGATGCCGGTGATCTCGCCCTCAACCTCTTCGATGTCCGAGAACATGGACTGGGGCTCAGGGAGATCGATGCTCCGATAGAAACCCGCAGCCTGAAGCTTGCGAACTTCATTTTTTGTTCTTTTTTGGACGTGGGTCATCCGTTCTGCGATGCAGATATCGGACTCGGCGTTGTTGACGTAGAAGTCTTCGGCCGGCACGAACTTGGAGCAGGGGCGCCCGAGAATCGGGTCGTAGTAGATTTTCCGGAAGGCTGAGCCCGACAGGGGTAGGGAGAACAAGAGCCGTTCGGTCTCGGGGCGGTACTCGGTCATCTCCTCGGTGAGGAGGTAGTTCATGTAGCTCCGAACCCGGTTGGCTTGCTTATTCTTCTCTTCGTCCGGGGTGCCGATGATCTTGGCTTTCACCGGGCCCTGAGCGGGGAAGATTTCTTGGATGGCTTGGGACTGGAAGCGAACGACGGCTTCCGCGAGCATGGGATGATAGATTCCGCATGCCCCATCCCACGGCTCGGAGCGATCCTCTTTCTTGATCCCGAGAAGCTTGAGGCCTTGCTTGTAGGCGCGCTCCCAGTCTCGACGAGAGTTCCGATCCTGCTCAAAGGA